AAATCATTGAGATGGCTAGACAGGTTGCTGGCATGATAACAATTCATGCTAACGGAGAAGCAACCTATTCTTTTTATGAATACCAACTAAAAACCTTTGCCAAACTGGTAGCACAGCATGAGCGTGAGGCATGTGCAAAGGTATGTGAAAACGTAGTCAGTAACGAAGGATACGTTCAATCAAAGTGGTGTGTAAATGCAATTCGAGCAAGAGGTGAAGCATGAAAACCTCACAGCTTGCATTTTTAATGAGTGCCGTTTATCTATCACCTAACTTGCCAGTCTGGTTGGCTAATCTCTGCGGTATCGCGTGTTTCGTGGCTGCAATCATGTTGAGAGGTGAAGAATGAGAGTCATTGGCATCGACCCCGGCGCATCTGGCGCCATCGTTCTCTTGGAGGACGGCCAGCCCATTGAATGGACTGCCATGCCCACCTACAAAGTCGGCACGGCTACTCGAGTCAATGCGGCTGCGTTATACGACTTTATTGCATCGTGCTGTGCTACCCATGTATACGTCGAGCAGGTGCATGCAATGCCCGGACAGGGCGTGGTATCCATGTTCAACTTTGGCCACTCTTGCGGGACTGTAATGGGCGTTATTGGGGCTATGGGATTGCCCAGCACCTTGGTGACCCCACAGGCTTGGAAAAAGGCCGCAGGGCTGATTGGCAAGGATAAGGACGCCGCACGTTCAAGGGCGATCCAGTTGTGGCCAACATGGAAAGACCTCGGGACGAAGACAAAAGGCCAAGCGTTGGCTGATGCGGCATTGATTGCGAGGTTCTCATGAACCACGCTGACATCAACCCCCTCAAAGCCATCGAGTACATCTACTCGAACGGCGCCAAATACGCACAAGCAAAAGCCGAACTGACGTACCTTGAAGAATTCCGCAAGAGCAAGAAAGCCCTGCTCATGAAGACGGCCATCGTGAACGGTGCTAAATCGGTCGCAGCCGCGGAAATGGAAGCGTACGCAGACTCAGAGTACATAGAACTCCTGAAGGCCATTAAAACGGCCACAGAGACCGCAGAAGGCTTACGTTGGCACATAGTGGCAGCACAGGCCCGAATCGACGTCTGGAGGTCTACAGAGGCCTCTAATCGCGCCATGGATAGGAACGTGGCATGAACAACAAACTGAACGCCAGAGAACGTGCCTATGTGGCCATGATCAAGTGCCTTCCCTGCTCGGTATGCGGTCAGGAAGGCCCATCGGATGCCCACCACACAAAGCAGGGCAACCAGTACACCGTGGCAGCTCTGTGCAAGTCCTGCCACCAAGGCAGCCTTATGGGTTGGCATGGCCAGAAACGTGCGTGGGCCATAGCCAAGATGGACGAGAACGATGCCCTCAATCGGACGATCCACGACCTAATCGAGTACATGCAAAATAATTAACCCTACAACTTAGTCGGGTATCTATTTACAGGTTCTTTAACTTGTTGTTAAAATTCTCCTCACTGCGATGTTGCAGGTTTAGGAGAATCAAATGATTACAGAAGTTCAAGCGCAAATTCAAGCACAAGCCACCGTTGAGTCGTTGGTCAATCCCATCGACGCATTGGCTGTTCTGACCCGCCAACAAAAGGCTCTGGAAGAACAAATCAAAGCTCTCAAGGCTGACATTGCCAACACGTTTGGCGAAGGCAAACACCAAGGCGAGAAATACTCTTGCACCGTGTCTCTCAGCCAACGCGCTGTGGTGGCATGGAAGGCTGTTGCAGAAGAAGCCAACGTGCCTGCCGAGTTGGTGGCCAAGCACACCAGCACAACTTCAATCATCACCGTTTCGTCAAAAGTTTAAGGTGATCAACATGACGTATCAAATGCACCTCGACAAAGGCCCAAAGGGCATGGCATCGCGCACAGCATGTGGTCGCAACATTTTGCGTACTCCATTGTCTACCGACTGGAAAGGTTTTCTTTCCGAACCTGAACAGTTTCGTTGCATCAAATGTAGCAATTCAAAACAAGCAGAAGTGAACGCTCGATCAATGATCAAGTCAGTCACTCTGACAGCTAACAAATAAACCAACCGGGGCTTCGGCCCCAGTTTAACTGGAGTAAATCATGAAACCAATGACCTACAACGAGAAGCGCCTGACAGCCAAGAACGTGCTGGCCGCCTGCAAGGACATCAACAAGCTGAACAAGCGTGGCTACAACTTCCTGAACCTAGCGTTAGGCTTTATCGCCCACTATGACATTGAAGGCTTCAAACATTACTACGCCCAAGAAGGCAAGCTGAAGGCCGACATTGAGAAGAACGCCAAGGCCAACCAGTGGACAAACTACCGCACAGGCGAACAACACGCCGATTACTACCACGCCAAGCGTGACTGCTACAACATGATTCTGGGTGGCTTCGTGGCCAAGCAATACATGGATGAGGTGTTCAACAGCCCAGTTCAATTCATGCGCGACCACTTCACCATCGTTCACATCAAATAAGGAGACAGCTATGGGCCAATATCACGAGGTTTACAACCTAGACAAAAAAGAACGCATTTATCCACACAGCATTGATAACGGGTTGAAATTGTATGAACAGGTTGGTCACATTGGCAGCACCAGCACGGCATTATTCGCTTTGCTTGCCAATAGCAATGGAAGAGGCAACGGTGATTTTCCTGAACATCCAATGATTGGTCGCTGGGCGGGTGACAGAATTCTCATTCAAGGCGACTATTACTCACCGGACGATCAGGCCTCACACAATGAAAGTGAACTTGAGGCTTTTACTGACATTTCAAAAGATGTTGCCGACATGCTTAAACTCATCGTTAAACATTATTAAGGAGACAACCATGAGCATTGAAATGGAACTGAACCACGATACCGTAGTGGTGGAATACGAAACCAAACTGAACTATGAAACCTACACCGCTGACGTGGTGATTGAAGAGGTTTTGTACAAGGGCGTTAACGTCATCAAGATTCTGGACGCCGAAACAATTGAGCATTTGGCATACGAGATCGGCTGCCAGTTGTCCGAGCAAGAGCAAGAACGTCAAATGGAGAGAGCAGAATGATTACACCATTACCACCCCACTCAAAGATTTGCATGCCCCCACCAGACTTCAAATGGAAGTCGGGCAGCGATGTGCAGACAATTTGGCGCAAGTTCGGCTGGGTGCCACCAAGCGAGACTATGATCCCGCCACCACCGGAGAAGAAATAATGTGGCCTTTTCCAACCCAACTACCGCCCAGCAAACCGGGCGAACCCAAATTCAACCCGGACAACTTTGAGGAAGCACCGCTATGACTAAAGAACTCAGCCCATTGGCTCGATCCCTACTTGGCAATAACGGCGCCGTCAAGTTCTTCACACAGCAAGAATTCGACGATGCGCTGGCGCTGGCCAAGGCAGAGATCATGACGGTGGCCATTGAAACAACCAAGAGGGCCATCATGATCGAGCGTGAAGAGTGCGCCAAGCTGGCCGACGAATGCGTCAACATTGAAGAATTGGGTGAAGCCATCCGCAACCGCATACCCTCACAACGTCAATGAACACAGTGTCTGTCAATCCATTTATGGGGTTGTCAGACCCCGACCAATACTTAAAGGAGGCAAAACATGCCGCTGAAAAAACAGGAACTTCCCGTAAAGTCCACCGTTTCGCTGAAGCCGAAGAGCGTATCCGCCAAGAAGAGCGAGCCGCAGAAAAAGCAGCCCGAAAGGCTCTACGAAATGCCGCAAGAAGTGAAAGACTGGATCGACCAAGCGTCAAGCCGGTTAAACCGACTGCAAAGCGAAGTGGAAAGACTCAAAGAGGAAAACTTAAAACTAAAGAAAACCGTACGCTTTCAGGAGCATAGGATCATGGGAACTTCACAGGAGTAAGACATGGACGACTGGACACCCGAAATGGACGAAGCATTCAACGAAATTGAGAAGAAGAGTAATCTGGGTAAGCAGATACTCAAAGAGATCAACGATGATTGGCGAAAGCACGCCAGCGAATACGAGCGTGGCTTTATTGATGGAATGCAAAAGCAAATGCAGTCCAGCGTGGACAAGGCAGTCAACGCGATGGCCAAGCGTGAATGGGTTGGTCTGACGCCTGCGGACTTTGATTGGCTTGAACAAGTATTTGGCAATAAAGTTTCAAATAATTTTGTTCTTGACGAAATTGTTTGCGTTATTTCAGCCAAACTAAAGCAGAAGAACACATGACTAAAGACGAAGCCCTACGCTTGGCGCTAAAAGCAACAGGAGAAACGATATGACAACAGTTTTATTTGTACAAAAATTTGATGAAGATAGATTAACTAGCATTTGCAAAGTTATTGAAACTGAT